ACTCGGAGAGATCGGCGATCCCCAGACAAAAGACCTTGCTAGAATGTATTACGTTCCAGCACAATACCCTTGTGACAATAACTTTATCTTTGTTCATAATGGTGGCAATCCTCTAAACGTTTCGGAGTTGATTGCCAAGCATCCCTACACTGAGAAGACTGGCAACTCCTTCATGGATCGTCTGCCTCCTGAACTACAGAAAGCAGTGATTGAGCATCGTAAGAATTCGCTACATAATACCAACATTCGTTGGACTTCATACCATGATTGTCCTTTCTGGCCACGAATGCTAGCAGTCGAGTATCGAAACATCAGCAGCACTGGTTGGTATCACAAGATGTATCAGATTATGGTTGCCCTTGCGGGCAATGCTGTGAAGTGTGGATACCCTATTACTGCTCACCAGATTGCAGAACTCTGTCGTCAGTTTGATAAGGATACGGGAAACTGGTATGAAGGACGTCCAATCGAACGTGAAGCAGATGGTGCACTAGAATACGTCTATAGGAATGGATAAATGTTTCAAAAAATTATTGTAACAGGAGCAGCAGGGTTTATTGGATCTCAACTACTCAAACGGTTGAAAGATAAACAGATTGACTGCATTGGGATTGATAACTTCAATAACCATCTTTACGACCCCGAATTAAAGGTTGCTAGGGTAAAGGAGTTTGGTCTAGACGTCAAAGTTGAAGACATTAGAAACTATGACGGTATGGTCAAAATTCTAAATGAATTTCGTCCTGACCTTATTGTCCATCTTGCAGCACATGCTGGCGTTAGAGATTCTTTTGGTAAAGAGGCAAACTACCACTCAAATAATATTGATGGCACGCAGTCTCTGATTGATGCTTGTAAGACTCTAGATAATCCTCCAAGGGTAATCTATGCCTCTACCAGCAGCGTTTACGGTGGGACTAAGGTTCTCCCTTGGGTTGAGGAACAAGTAGACGGACACCAACTGAATGCCTATGCTTACACCAAGTATGCAAATGAGTGTCAGTTTAAAGTTTCAGAACTTAATAATACGGGACTTCGTTTCTTTACGGTATATGGTCCGTGGGGTCGTCCTGACATGGCACTGTTTCAATTCACGAAAAACATCATTGACGGAAAGGAAATTCAGGTATATAATTACGGAGACATGAAACGAGATTTCACATATGTCGAAGATATCCTGGATGGTATTGAGATCATAATCAATGCCAATATTCTTTCAGGCGAAATTTTTAATATTGGTAGAGGGAGACAAGTTCCGCTTCTAGACTTTGTGAATGAAATTGAGAAGAACTGCGGTAAGGAAGGGAAAATAAAGTTTGTTGAGCGTCATCCTGCAGACACGCTAGAAACGTGGAGTGACGTTACTAAACTACAAGAACTCGGTTACCAACCGAAGGTTGATGTCGAACAGGGAATCGAGGAATTCTATAAATGGTACAAATGGTATTATGGAGTTAATTAATGTCTGATGAATTTGATACAACAGCACCCTTGAGTGGTGCACCTAAAAAAGAAGATCAGATCAGTCCAGCGAATCCTCTCAAACTTGGGATCGTTGGACATGGGTTTGTGGGTAAGGCAGTTTCCTATGCTTTCTTCAGTCCCTCTGTGGACATTTTTATTGCTGATCCCAAGTACAATACGACGATCGATGACTTGATTGAGTTTGATCCGCAGGTTTCTTTTATCTGTGCTCCGACTCCTATGAATCCTGAGACTGGATTCGTGGATGCTAGTATCGTCGAGGATGCAGTAATTAAGTTGATTGAACACACTGAAAGTCTGGTTGTGGTCAAATCTACCATTACTCCTGATATCATTGATCGTCTCTACAACTCAATGTTTGAAGATGGTCATGAGCGGTTTGTCTACAATCCTGAATTCTTGACAGAGAAAGCAGCAGAAGAGCAGTTCGTAAATGCTGAGTTTCATGTCCTGGGCGGATACCCGAATCCAACAGGAGCAATTGCCGAACTCTATGATGTGTTCAGTCTTTGTCGCTCCAAAGAGTTTTTCCGCATGTCTGCACCCGAGGCAAGTTTTGTCAAGTATGCGATCAACTCTTACCTGGCAACAAAATTAATTTTCTTTAATCAACTTTATGACTTGATTAATTACAATGCTTGCAGTTATAATATCATCACTCGTGTCGTTGGTGAAGACCCTAGGGTTGGTATCGGACATACACGTGTCCCTGGATATGACGGTAAGCGTGGTTATGGTGGAGCATGTCTCCCCAAAGATATTATGGCATTCCTTAAGTTTTCTGAGGTTAAAAACGAAGAAACTGGCGAAGTTGCTTCTTTCAGTCTGCTAGAAAAAGTCATTGAGATTAATAACAAGTACAGAGCAGAATATGAAACTGATGACCGCGAGAAAGCAAACAACATTACATTTGGAGAAAAAGATGTCGATAATGGACAAATTGAAGAAGAACAGCAAACTGAAGACGACGGAGGTTCTGTCGGAGAGTAAGTTCTTCACCGAGAAAGATATGGTCCCGACGAATGTGCCCATGGTTAATGTGGCACTCTCGGGTTCTTTCAACGGTGGCGTTACTCCTGGTTTGACTGTCCTTGCTGGTCCGTCCAAGCATTTCAAAACATCATTTGCTCTGCTAATGGCAGGTGCATATCTGGAGGCAAAGAAAGATGCGGTACTTCTGTTCTACGATTCCGAGTTTGGTTCACCCCAGTCTTATTTCGAGCAGTTTGGAATTGATCCTTCTCGGGTTCTTCATACTCCTATCACAAATGTAGAGGAACTGAAGTTTGACCTGATTAACCAACTAGAGAATATTGAGCGAGAAGACGATGTCATTATCGTGATTGACTCTATTGGTAATCTGGCGTCAAAGAAAGAACTTGAGGATGCTATGAGCGAGAAGTCTGTTGCAGATATGTCTCGTGCCAAGGCACTCAAAGGGTTGTTCCGTATGGCAACTCCCTATCTCGCAATGAAGAATATCCCGATGCTGGCAGTGAACCATACCTATAAAGAAATTGGTATGTTCCCGAAAGATATTGTTGGTGGTGGTACGGGAATTTACTACTCAGCAGATAACATCTGGATTTTGGGTCGGCAGCAGGACAAGCAAGGAACTGAGATCAAGGGTTATCATTTCGTTATTAATGTGGAGAAATCTCGTTATGTTAAAGAAAAATCTAAGATTCCTATTTCAGTTTCTTGGGAAGGTGGCGTGCAGCGTTTTAGTGGTCTTCTGGACGTTGCTCTTGCTGGTAATTACGTTACAAAGCCTTCTGTTGGTTGGTATCAGCGAGTTGATACGAGTACTGGGGAACTGGTCGGACCTAAAGTTCGTCAGGCAGATACCCTCGCTGAATCTTTCTGGACACCAATTTTCGAAGAAACCGATTTTTCGGAATTTGTAGAGAAACAGTACAAGATTGGCTTGCCTATGCAAGTAGATCCGGATACAATTGTGGAATCGGAAGATGCTTAACGTTGACCGATTGCTTGAGAAGGTAGACTTTGAACTCATTCCGGTTGATGGTCATCCGAATGAACAGTCTTGGCAGGTTCGTCTCCTCCGTGGCGAATATGTCGAGACTGTGATTCGGTTTGGAAATATTGCTTTCAACCCAGAACTTCAATGCCTCAACTTTAACTTTTTCATTGTGAGTAGTCCTGACCCGGACCTCACAGTGAAGGATAAAGACCTTCAAGAGCATGTGGCAAGAGTGCTAGAGCAAATCCTTGACAAAGCACAACAAGAAGGGTATCTTATGACGAAAGAACAAGGTGCCCCCGATTCTGACTTGTGGAGTATGGCAGAGAGTTAATGAATGAAATCAATCTAGAACAGACAGTTCTTCGCAACCTTTTGACCAACGATGAGTATGCGAGAAAGGTTGCTGCATTTTTATCGCCAGACTATTTCCAAGGAGTCTATCAAAACCTCTTCAAAGAGTTTACCAAATTCATTGCCAAGTATAATAAACTTCCTTCCCAGGAAGCATTCAAGATTGAGATCGATGAAGGCGATCGTCTCAATGACGAGCAGTATCGCCATGCGATGGAGATCCTGCCCAATATCTTTACACCTGAGAAAGAGAACCTGGAGTGGTTGATTGACCGAACCGAGAAGTGGTGTCAGGACCGTGCAGTCTATAATGCTGTCATGGAGTCCATTACGGTCATCGATGGTAAGCACCAAACTCTAACCAAGAATGCTATTCCAGATATCCTC